TCCGCCCAGTCTGACACCGTGGGGTTGACTGTCTTTTTTTTCTTCCCGGATCCGGTTTCGTATTTTTTTCGGTTTCCTCTTACACGGAACTGAAAAGCTGTGCTTCCGCCAGAACCGGGAGCCCCGTCATTGATTGTCGCTTTTGTGGCAGTCTTTCCAATGCTAAGGTCCAGCCAATACCCGGGATAGAATCTGTATTGCAGTTGCTGCCCATCACCATAGTCAGCATCCGCTATTTTCCACTCGCATATGTAGTTGTTCCCATTCCGCCTGATAGATAATCCTGTCGGCTTTTTTGTTTTTGCCATCTTATACCGTCCTCATCTTCATCTTCAGCTGCCGTGCCAGCCTGTTCGCGTAATCCTCAGGTCGCTCGGCTCCGTTGACTGTGACATATACATTGACCGTGTTCCCCGCATGCTTCGAGATCTGTTCTCCGAATTTGTCCATCTTACTCCAGAACGGATCCAGCGGAACAACAGCCTCGGATCCTGCCTCGCCGACACCGATCACACTCGGCGCGTCGAAGATTCCACCTTTTGCGTACCACGACACGTCCCATTTCGGAACGGTGCCCTTGCCGCCTACTCCGTAAGGGAACTTGCCTCCGGAGACTGAGAAGTGCGGGAGTTTAAGACCCGAGAAGATCTTCCCGAATTTCAGAGGGAAGAAGCTCTTGATCTTGTCGATTGCTCCCTTGACCGCGTCTTTGGCCGCCTCGATTTTTTCCTTGATGGCAGCCTTAACCTTCTCGAACGTCGCCTTTACTTTGCCCGGAATGCTCGTCAATTTATCCCATGCAGATTTTATCTTTTCTACTCCTGCAGCGACCGCCGCCTTCGCTCCGTCAATCGCTCCCTTGATCGTGCTCTTGATTCCCTTCCAGACTCTTGAGGCCGTAGCTTTTATTTTGTCCCAATTCTTGTATAGTAAGACTCCGACTGCTATAAGTGCCGCAATCACACCGACTACGATCAAGATTATCGGTCCGATTGCTGCGAGCATGCTCATCACCATTGGACCCATGATCAGCAAATTCCCGATGCCTGACAGAAGCAATCCTCCGATTGCCAGAAGCGGTCCCAATGCCGCCACGACCAGAAGGATCGTTGCGATGACCGTCTGCATCGTCGGGGACAGTCCGTTGAACCAATCAACCAGCTTTTGGATTCCTTCCGCCACGATCAGAATCACCGGAGCAAGTGCTTCGCCGAGCGATGCGCTCGCAACGTCCACGCTTGACTTCAGTTTCTCCATCGAGCCACCGAATCCGGACATCATCGCTGCGGACATCTGCGCTGTGGTCCCTGTCTCCATTAGCTTCGTGTTCAACGCGCCCACATCACCAGGTGCTGTATTGATCAGCGCCAGCCACGGCGACATCTGGTTCTTTCCGAAAATCGCAGACGCTGCCGCGATCTGTTCGGCCTCCGAAAGCTGAGAAAACGCATCGTGAAGCTCTTGCTGAACCTGAACGGAGTCCTTCATTGTGCCGTCATTGTTGACGATTGAGATCCCGAGCTGATCCATCATCTCCGCGCCCTGTTTGGCCGGATCAAGCAGTCTCGCCATTCCTGTCTTCAGCGAGTTGGCCGCCTTGTCCGCTTCGATTCCGTTGTTAGCCATGACTCCCATGTATAGCGCCGCATCGTTTATGCTGTACCCTGCAGCACTGAATACCGGAGCTGCGACTGACATCGCGTTGGATAGCGAATCAACATCTAATGCCGAATTGTTACACGCATTCGCGAACACATCCGCATATGCCGCCGCATCGTCGAAGGATCCGTGGAACCCGTTTATTGTAGCCACCAGCCCGGCGGATACCGTGTCCAGATCTCCGCCTTCGCCTGCAGCCAGATTCATAGCCGGCGCAAGTGCCGCCGCTGCCTGTTCTGCCGTTAGTCCTGCTCTTGCGAAGTTCAAGGTTGCCGTTGCGGCTTCCTGCATGCCGTATGTGGAGTTGGCCGCCGCGTCCTTCATCGCCTGATCCAGAAGTTCAGCCTGTTCCTTAGTGGTCCCCATAGTGGCATTTGTGAGCTGCATTGTTTTGTCTACTTCCGCAAAGTTCTTGGCTGCGGATGCGCCCACTGCGACCAGTGGAGCCGTGACGTACATCGACATGTTCTTTCCGACCTGAGTCATCGAGCTGCCGATGCTCTTCATCTGTTCACCGACGGCTCTGAGGTTCACGTTCCCGATCTCCCTGAGTTGTCCTTTGAATGTCTTCAGCTTGGACTCCGTCTCGATGATCTCTCTCTGGAGCTTCCGATATTCTTCGGAGCTCTTGCTTACTCCGTTGGCGTCCATTTGCTGCTGTTGCTGTTTCAGTGCGCTCAATTTATCCTCTGTCGATGCGATCTTCTGCGTCAGAAGTTCCTGCTTCTGCCGCCATAGATCCACCGATGTTGGATTGAATTTCAGAGCATTCTTGACTTGCTTCAGCTCTTTGTCGGTCTTCGTTATTTCGCCGTTGACTGTCCTGAGCGCCGTCTGGAGCGGAGTGACATCTCCACGAAATTCAATTGTGATTCCCTTGATACCGCCTGCCATGTGCTTCTCCTCTTACGATTTGAACGCGTCGATTTCTTCCTGCGTCGCATATCTGTAATGTTTGACCGGCCGAGATTTTCTGCCTCCCGACTCGGCTTTTGCTTCTCTCTCTGCCTTTTTAGATCTATCGTTATAGTCCTTGACGAAGTCCACGACCTGCCCGATCGTCATCTTCTTGATGTCCTGCATCTGAAGTCCTCGCTCCAGTCCTGCAAGGATGATCGTGTTTAGGCTTGTTCCTTCGTCTTCTCTTCCTTTTTTTCTTTCTTCGGCTTCAGAGATTTTTTCAAGTCCTTCAGGACCTTCTGAAGCCTTCTCACGTTTTTTGAGCTGCTGAATCCTTCCAGTATCAGCTTGAATACTGCCGGGGCCAGAATATCCATCTCGAATCTGTCGAACTGCCTGACCCACTCTCTGGGATCCGGAATATCCGGATCCGCATCCTTGGCCATTGCCCAGACGATGTTCACAAATTCTGTGAATCTGAGACCCGAGAACATGATGAACGCGTCTGTCGTGCTCTCGCTCTGGAGAACGACCGCCACGTCTTTTGCGTGCAGCTCTTCTATGTTCTCGACCTCCTCCAGAAGACCTCCCGCAATGTTCGTCAGTCCTCTGAGCATTGGCATTATCTCTTGAACGATGTCCTTCCGGAACTGGCTGTCATATTCCATTGTCCAGCCCACATTATTGGACAGAAGGACGTCCTTGTTTCCGATTTTTACTGTTTTTACCATTGTCGTTACCTCTCTTTTCCTCATATGTTGAAAAAGTGGAGGGACGCCCTGCCCCTCCACTCACTTGATCATCTACTTGATCATGCTGATGCTTCTTCAAGCTCCGGTGCCGGTGGATTGGTGAACAGCGTGTCATATCCTTCATCACCCGGTTTATACCAGACCTGCGTCATGCCTGTCTCGTTGTCGCCGGAGAATGTGGTCGGGATGGACTCTGTCTGAACTTCCACTGACTCCTCGATCGTTGCCACTTCCCTTGTCGGGATGCCAAGAGATCCGTTATACCAGATGACCCTTTCTGCCTGTGCATCGCCTTCGAGCTGATATGCCATATAGACATTGGGTTTCTTTGCGCCCTTAACTTCTGCAAGTCCGCCCTGTTTGGTTCTCACATATCCCAGGAACTGTTCTTTGAACTCGTCGTCGAGCTTCGCAACGACCAGATCGCCCTGATAAGAGCCTCCAGTGTAACTGGAATAGTACGCCTGATCATCAGCATAGAACGTGTAATTCTCGCCCTGACCTTCCGGGGAGAATCCCACGGCGCCCTTCTGGTGATACGGAGTCCCCATTGTGACAGTGCCGTCGTCTGCGACTTCGTAAGTTCCCATGTACAGATTTTTGAATCCGAACAGAACTTTGTTAGTGTCTGCCATGTTGTTACCTCCCAAATACGTCGTAATAGATCACGAAGATCTTCTCGTCTTCGATATAAACATCTTCGCCTTTGAAATACCTGAAGCCGTCCTCAAGTAGAGTCCGCTCCAGTAGTGCCTCAGATTCTTCGTCCTTCTTTGTAAAGTAGTATTCGATCGTGTACCTGCTCT